TCGTAATAGTCCCAGCGGTCTTGTTTAGCGTAACACCAGTGGCTTTATTGTTTTGCTGGGTGACTGTGCCGTAACCCGCGTTGGCGTAGCCAAGTTGCGAAGTAGCGTAAACCACCGTAGCATTAACGGTGTCTGCGCCAATAATGTCTTGGTCAAGATACGCAACGCCAATAGGTTTAGTGAAGCTCATTTACTTCTTCTTCGCAGTTTTGGCAGACTTTATAAAGTCTTGCTTGGTCGGCGCGGCTTTGCTGCCGACTTTGTTCATCTTTTCGCCAGAGCCTGCTTTGATGCGCTCTTGCTTGGCGTGAATGTTTGCATAGAGTCCGAATTTTGTATCCATGATTAGCACTTCCATCGTTTAAGGGCAGCTTTAGCACGTTCTGCATCGCCTTTGGCGTTTTCAACAACGCCGCCCATTCTCGCGCAAAAGGATGCCTTGCGGCCTGCGTCTGCCTTAGTCTTAGGATTAGGGGCTGGCGGCTTTAGATTACTGCCAGTCGCAGCGTTGTATTTCTCACGCCCTTTGGCCGTCAGCCCTGCGCCCTTGGACACGGGCAGTTTTTCGCCGCGCCCGACAGACAAGGAGACAGTTTTTTTAGTTGCCATATTAAGACCCCATCCATCCAGTTGATACGCTGTCTCGACTGTACACACGGCTGACTTGCGTTCTGCCGTGCGCTTCTCTATTCGCAACAGGAAACGCAAACGTCACCGCAATGGCGTCGGCTGCGTCCGGTGAGGCCAAGCCCCGTAACTTCATATCTTTCTTAGACTCTAAGAAGATAGTCCCCCGCGAATCCGGCTTCATCATAGGCGAAATTAAATCGCTTTTCAAGAACCTGTCGTTTGGAATACTCGCCGTCTTCAGCCACTCGCGCATATCGCCCCACATCTGCGCCCTCATATTTCCGTACATTATAGGGTTTTTGGACTTGTTGCCAAAGTTTATTCCCTTGATCTTGTACCGCTGCTCTTTGAGCCTGTCCACAATGCCGGCGCCCAAGCCGCCTTCGTCGATCACCACCAGCGTCGGCTTGAACTCCTCAATCGCCTCAATCACATACCCGACCACCGTCATGGTGTCGTCGCCCCTGTGCCGCATGATCTTGACAATATCCCGCCCCTGCCTGACCGCGATGACTGTCGCGTCGGCGCCAAACCGCGCCGGATCGACCCCTATCACGATCGGCGCGCTCAGGTCTTGGTACTTAATCCGCTTCATGGCCTCATCGACCGTGTTAGCTCCGATGAACTGATCGTCGCCCGCGCTTGGAAACTGACCGTACACCTCGACGTGCGCTTGGGCTGAGTCTGGCCCGTACTCGTCGATGATCTGCTGATAGACCGCCTTGTCTGTCCCCTCGACTGTCCTAGCGTCCACCACCTTGGTATCCCAAAAGTCGCGCTTGGAGTGGAACGTTTCGTAAAAATACCCCGTGTTGCGACGCGGATTGGAGAACGCAAACCAGAACCTGTTCGGCGTGTTCTCTGTAAAGAAGCCGGCAGTCACCGCCCAGATAGCGTCGTCAATACCGCTGGCCTCGTCAAAGATCACCAGCACACCGTCCATGTTGTGCACACCGGCAAAAGCGTCAGGATTCTCAGCCGACCACAGCCGCCCCTCAACACCCCAATATCTTGTGCCTTTACGCAGGTCGCGCTCGACTAGCTCGGTTAACCACTTGGCCGGTTGCAGACTGGTTGCGCTGACCTCAAACCAGTGGCTGTTCAGCCCCATCGCCAGCCACTTGGTAATCTCAGCCCAGGTCACTTTACGCAACTGCGACTCGCTGTTGGCCGACACGATGGTCGTCGAGCCGATTCGCGTGGTCAGCATCCAGATCACCAGCCAGCTAACTAACGCCGACTTGCCAATACCCCGGCCTGACGCGACTGCTTCGCGCAAGGTGTCAAAGTCAACCTTACCGTTGTTCTGCTTGATGTGCGCTGTTATGTCTTGCAGCACCTCCCGCTGCCATTTGCGCGGCCCACTGAAGTGTTCCAGTGGCGTGCCCTTGACGCCCCACGGGAACATCAGCATCACGAACACATACGGGTTGTCTTTGACTTGCGCCGACCATAGCCGGGCCATCAGTTCTTGTTCGTCTTCAGCGCTGTACTTGGTAGACTGCATTTAGTTGTGGCGTGAGTTGTTCACTAGGGTTGTTCTCTATCACGTCGATAACGCGCCGCTCGGCCTCGGCCAGTGCAGCTGTGATAGAGATGCGCTGATCGACGTCTATAGTGATGGCCTGCTTGGCCACCCAGCCGTGAACGTTTTGCAGAATCGCCAGACTGGCCTTAGCGTCGCCATCTTGCGCGGCTTGGTGCAGTTGACGCGAGGCGGTGATCTCGCCATCAGCGCGGCCTTTCATCGCCGCTACCTCTGCGATAGGGTCAAGCTGGCACAGTTGCCGGTATTCGGTGGGCAGCATCCCGGCGGCCAATGCGAGTGTGTCGCCCTTTAGCCCTAGCTTGGCAGCGTCATAGATGGCGTTTAGGCGCGCCTCTGTCGCTTGGACTTTGCGCGCTTCAAATGGAAGCGAGTAGAACATGGATTCTCCAGCCACGAGATGCGTGTGCGCGAAGTATATATTAAAAAAAATTTTGTTTTCAGCCCCTTCGTAGCCGTGACCTCTTGCCGCCGGGTACCCCCCTCCCCCCGCAAGCAAAAACCCGATTGCTATAGGGTATACCCTAACATAGGGTTTACCCTATGCCTTGGCGCCAGTCAGTTTTATGTTTATATAAGCATTGACTGATGTATGCATGGCGCGATGGGTCATTTGGGTTGACCCAAAACAATCGGCTACTTGCATCACGCGGTCTGCTATCGATTAGAGAGCAGAGTGCTATCGATTAAGGAGCAGGCGGTCAGGGTCATGGGTCATTTAGGCTAATTTATTTTGCTGACCCAAATGACCCAATTACATTTTGCGCGCGTCGTGGTCGTCCGGGTTTATGGGTCATTTGGGTCATATTGTCATCGGGAAAAAATCGCTGACTTATAACATTGGAAATTTCACTACTGTATATCTATACAGTCTTTTTGATATTTTTATATTGACTTCTTTTCATGACCCAAATGACCCATAAACCCGAACTAGTGAGACGCTGTAAGGCTTCGCGCATGGGTCATCACGCCGTAAACCCATGCCCAAATTATGACCCAAATGACCTAGCGTAAACACCTAGCAAATAAATCGTTGACAGTGTAAAAGAATCGTGTACACTCAAGACTTCAACAACAAACGAAGGCAAAAAATGGTATTTAACTCATCAAAAATCACTTGGAACGTATGGCCAGGCGACGCGGCCGCTGACGATTACCTTAAAGTCTATTGCGCCGACGGCGACGGGATGTTGCAAGTCGTCGTCTACGCTGACCGAATCGAATTGCAAGATCAGACCGAAGTCTGCAACACTTGGCCGGCCGACGCCGACATGACCGCAATCATGGAAGCGGCGCAATCCTACCTCTCCGCTACTTATCACGATATTTTTGAAGTCGCGCAACACCACGAAAGCCAAGCATGATGCGCGCGCTATTCGGCCGGCGCGTCCGGCGCGCACTATTCGACATCATCGGCGCGCTGGCGATCGTCGGCGCTGGTGTTGTGGCCATGTTGGCCTACTTTGACGTTCTCACAAAATAAGGTTAAACCATGCCAAAAATCAGCGTTACCTCAAAACTGGACGGGATTCGTTCATGGTCGTTGCAAGCCTTAGACACTTGCCCCGGTTCGATTGAAAGCCCCGGCGTGCTAGTTGATGCCTGCAAGGGATGCTACGCGACCACGGGAAATTACCGGTTCGCTAACGTCAAAGCACCACGGGAATTCAATCGCATCGACTGGACGCGATTCGAATGGGTTGACGATATGGTTGCAGAGCTTGAGCGTGATCGTTATTTTCGGTGGTTCGATTCGGGCGATATGTACAGCCTAGCCCTAGCGGAGAAAATGCTGGACGTCATGACGCGTACGCCGTGGTGCAAACATTGGTTGCCCACGCGGATGCATAAATTTCCGAAATTTGCCCTAGTTTTGCATGCCATGCAAGCCTTGCCGAATGTCATGGTTCGGCCGTCCAGCGATTCGATCGTAGGCGTATTTATCCCCGGTTTGCATGGTTCGGTAATTGTCCCCGATTCCCGCGTTAACCCGGGCATGGTTACATTGTGCCGAGCATATGAGAACGAGGGTAAATGTAGCGGTTGCCGGGCGTGCTATGACAAGGCCGTGCCGGTAATCGCTTACCCAGCGCATGGCCGAACCATGCACAAGGTAATTCGCATCAAGGTAGCGGCCTGATTTTCAGTATATGCGGCCGCGCCGGCCGTATATGCGGACAATCCGTCCGGTAACCGAAGGAAAACAACATGACAAACGACGAAAACGAACGCGCCGCATACTTGGCCGGCAACTTGGCAATTGCCGACCTATATCACCGGCTTGACCAATTGGCGCAAGCCATAGGCGAGACAGTCGCCGAATTGGAAGAGGTCAAAAAAGAACTAATCCGCGCCGAGAACCGGGCGGAAGATTTACAAAACGAATTAGATAGGGCTATGGCATGACACTCTACACCGTCAATCTATTCTACGCGGCCAACGCATACAGCCGGCCGCTTGGCCGGCGCATGATGGCCCGGCATCGGGCGCAACGTGTTGTCGCATGGTTGCGCCGCAATGGCTTCGACGCCTACATCGCACCGGTGAGGGTTACAACATGATCGCACACGGCCACGAATTCGAATGCAAGTTTGAACATGAACCGGCGGAGCCGGCCACGGCGATCGATCAAGGCTGGCCGGCGATATACACGCTAATATCGGCCAAGTACAAAGGAATCGAAGTTATCGGAATACTTGACCCGGCCATTGTGCAGGCGCTGGAAGAGCGCGCGGGATGGGCGTAGCACTCGCGGCGCTTGTTGCTGCTTTACTCGCAATCATCCTAAAACTATAAAGCCCCTCACGGGGCTTTTTTTATTTCACCCTGACCAGTCCGACTGGCGGCGCGTCCTCTACCATGCGCCGGAGCGTCGACTTGGGCGTATTGGCCATATCGGGCGAACAGAATAGGTTCTTTTTGCTTTGGAAGTCGGCCGACGCTACGCGGCCTAGATCGACCCAGCCGGCTTCCTTGAATGCGTGCAGTAGCGCGGCCTGCGGTACTTTCACGCCGTTAGGCGCAGAGCCGGCCACACGGTCGCAAAGCGAGTGAAAAGGCGAACCGACCACGCCCTTGGCGAACTCGCCTAGTTTGTTACGCATCATCTCGACCAGAAACGATTCCGCGCTGCTCATGCCATGCTCGACTAGGTTCAATTTAAATTCTGTCAGCATGGGCGCGGCGCCGGGATTGAACGCCGACACGTCACGGGCGGCCAGCCAGCCAGCGATAGCAGCAAAGCCGCCGGACGTGTACCACGCCCACATCTTCGCGGCCGCATCGGGCGCCATTCTGGGGGCGTGCGACCACACGCAGAACCAGCGCCGATCCTGCGAGTCGAGCGAGATGGGCACGGGGTCATTGGAGAACGCCAGCACGAACACGCGATTGACCATCTGGTATGGGTGCAGACCCTTACGATTAACTGACAGCATCTCAGGCGGCGCTGCGATGATGGGTTTCAGGCGGTTGGCCAACGCGCGGCGCTCTTTGGCGTCCGGTTCTTTCAACTCGTTAAGAATCAGGATTTCGGACTCTAAGGCGTAGCCGAACTGGGACGACATCGTATCGTTATCCAGCAGCCCACGGTTTTTGAGGTGCGCGCCACATACAGCCCAAATAAACGGCGCCCACATGGTGTCCTTGCCTGACCCTTGGTCGCCGCCGTGTAGGATCGCGTGGTTGACCTTGACCTCTGGGTGCTGCACCTTGAACGCCATCACGTCCAAGATATGCGCCAACTCCCGCGCATCGGGCACTAGGGTCTGGCAGTGCGTCATCCAAGGGGTCACATCGCCGGCGGCGACAGCCGGCCGCGCGTCACGCCAGCGGTTGCCGTAGATGTCGCCGTCGCGGGTGACTAAAACCGTCTCGCCGGCCGCGTAAGTGATGCCGACCAACGCCTTAGCGCCGTTCTTCTGTCGGTTCTCATCAAAGCAAACAGACGCCTCGACCTTGCGGCCAGAATGGATTGACTTGCAACTGATATGGCGGAACAGGGCGTTAAACGTCTGGCGCGACACCTCGCGGCGGTCTTGCATATCAAAGTAAGACTCATCGTCTTGAATGTACGCGAACCGGGCATACCAATCGGCCTTTTCGATGCGGCCTAACTCTTTGCGCTCGACCTCGGCCACACGCTCGGCAGCGGCGTCGGTGAATATGTCGTTGGGCGTCAGCTTGGCCAGCGCGTCACTCATCACGGCCGTAAACAGTTCCTCACGCAGACCTGGCGCGTGTTTTGGGCCGCCATTGTCTGCGACCCACTGCAAGAACAGCGACGAGCCGAAGTCGATGCAGTGGCCATGCAGGCAGCAGTAAGCGCGATTAGCAGGCATATACCGGCCTTCCGGGTTGCCGTCTGTATGCTCGGCGCTGTTAGGGCAGATAACGCCAGCCCAGCCTTCTTGGTTGGGCTTGGACAGCAGCAGACCCTGACCGGACAGCCAAGTCATTACATCGTCCGCGCCGTCGTCACTGATGCGGATCGGGCGCAGGGTCAAACTGTCGGCGGCGGCGGGCGTCACACCCAGCGCGGCGCATATCTCTGGCAGGCTGAAGTCACGCTCTGGGTGGAACTCAACAATGCGCGCCTCAAAATTGCCACGGCCGGGCTTTAGGTTGACGCTACCGGGCAGGCGAAAGTTACGCACCGCGTTGATGGCGCCCGGGTCAGTGTAGCCGGCGTCGGCGATGGCCTTGATCGCTGCGCTGAACTCGGCCTTGGTCGGCTGCTCTTTGAAAGCGTAACCCCACTGGAACGAGCCGGCGGACGTCTCCATGATCCACGTCGGCGGCAAGTCAGGCGTCTTGGCCTTAGTGCCCACGTCGTCCAGCATCATCACTAGGATGTACTCACAATTGGCAGCGCTTGCGCTGACATGACCGTCTTTGAAGCGCTCGACGATGAACGACGCAGTGTTGCCGTACCATGCTTGGTTGGGCTTGACGCCCTTGGTCGGCAGACTGGCCGGCCATGTTGCCTTGACCGCGCCGTCAGCGTGAAACTGCATCTCGCCATCTTTTAGTTGTGGCTTTTGCCTGACGATTAACGCTGTTTCACCTTCTGGGGCTAATGATGATATAAAATCGAGGAATTGCAAGTTGTTCTCCTTGGTTGATAATTCGCCCCCGTCTAATCCACGGGGGCTTTTTTTTACGAATACCTTGTCGTCGTCACACCTTCAGCAGCTAGGGGTAAACCCGTAGCCCACGCCGGTGGCGTACACATCACATCTAACATTCGACTGCTCACGGCGTCGGCATTCTCAGCCGGCACTTCCACGACAATTTCGTCATGAACGTGTAGGACAACGCCGTCAATCTGGCGCAGACTGTGGCGCAGAATATCGTTGGCTGTAGCCTGCACTACGTTCTCGCAGGCTAGACCTTTCCAGAGGCGCGCCCGGGGCCATTCCTTGGCATCAGCGGCGGGTTTCCAAGCGGCTTTTGAGTACGTCACATTACCTTCAGCGTCGAATTTGGCGTTGGGGTAACACAGTACCCGACCGGAAGGTAAACTGTACCAGAGGTGCTGCCCGTCGAACATATAAGTTATGCGGCAAGCACTCGATTCGTAGCCTTTATTTCGCATCGCCCGAAGGTAAGCGCTCTCAAGCTGGCCGCCGTGCTGCATCGCCCAAGGGTTTGCCCTACGCCACACGTCAACGGCGCGCTGTACTTCAGTGGGCGACAGGCGCACGCCGTAGACTTTGCCGAACACTTCAAACGCGCCAGCACCGCCAAGAAAACCAAGGGCTAGCTCCTGCACCTTGCCAAGTTGGCGCATATCGGCCGTAATTTGGTCGTAAGGCAGATGGTAGAGAAACGTAGCGTTGACGATGTACGGGTCAAGGCCAGAGCGAAACAGATCCAGCTTGACTTCACCGGCGGCGCTGTTGGCCAGCCAAGGGTGCACGCGGCCTTCAATGGCTGACCAGTCGTAAGCGATCAGGACGTTACCGGGCGCGGCTATCAGTGAGGGCCGGAGCATTCCCTTGAGAACATCCGTAATCCGTTTTCCGTATCTTGGGGTGATTGAGTGTCCGCGCACCATAGCGTTGCGAACCTCATCTGGCTGTTTAGCGCATTTTCTGGTGAAGTTGTGAACCTGTGCGCCGTAGCTGGATGCCCGTCCAGTAGCTGACCCTCCCGCGAATACAAACGCGCCTCTAACACGGCCATCTTCTTCATCAGATAGCTGTGCAAGGCGGCTGAACTTCGCAACTGACGACGCCCAGAGGTCGTCGGCGCATTGGATGACGTCTGCAACAGCGGCCGGAATTTCATCGGGATTCTCCTCTGCCAAGACCAATAGGTTAGCCCTGACGTTTTTGTCAATAGAATACTTGTCTTCTTCGGTCAGCATCAGCGCCTTGGCGACTGGCCCGACACGATCTAAAACCCACTGCTTCATTTTAGGGGATCGCACGCTGGTGATGGCGCCGTCGCTGACCTCCAGCACGATCTGCTGAATCTCTATCTTCTCAGCTTCAGCGAAGCGCACGGCAGCGCTGCACAGCGGCACGTCCACCAGTACGCCACGGTCGTTGATGCGCTCGTTGACATGGTAGTCAGCCAGTTCTTCGTCGGACAGTTGGCGCATGGCTTGGCTGACCGCACGCATGGCCTTGACGTCTTGTTCGCAGTAGGCGACCATCTCGGTCATCAGCCCGGCGTCTTGCCTGAACTCGCCGTTGGCCTGCGGGATAGACAGCAGGCGAATCAACTGGCTGCCGCGATGGTCTTTTTTCATGCTGGCACTGGCGAACCGGCCAACGTCCTCAAGACTGCCGGGCGCGCAGTTGGCGCGTGCTTGCGTAGCGGTGCAGTAGAACTGCTCCAGCTTAAATTCGATCTGCAAGACATACCAGAATATCAGACGCTCAAACGCCGCGTTGTGGGCGTAGATCAGGCCGGTGTAGCTGCGAACAACTTCAGGGAAGGGCTGACTAGGCAGCCACGTCATAACCTCGCCATCGTCGAATGCGTAGGACATCATCAAGACGTCAGTCGTCTTATCCTGCGCGTAGTTGTAGACGCCTTTGGCCCGTAGGTCACAGCGTGATTTTGTTTCAAAGTCAAGGTAGAGCATTTTCCAAAGCCCACTGTTACCAATGGGCTTCAGGAAAGGCTTACGCTGCGCGGCGGCGGCGACCGCCTGCTGGTGCTGGCGATTCCTCCTCAACACTAGCGGCTAACGCGCTTTCAGGCGTCAGTTCTTCTTCGGCGTCCATGCCGACCCACTCAACAAGCTGGAACACTGGGGTGTAAATCTTGCCGTAGCTCTTGTGGGCGTAATGGTCTTTCTTCAGCTTAATCACTGGCACAGGCTTGGTCTGGTCTTTCTCGACTTGCTCGGCCAAGGCGACAGCCAAGGTCTGCACCGCACGCTTACCGCCCACTGACGTCGTGGTGAAGCGCGCTTCCATGCCCTTGTCTTCGCCGGTCAAGCACTTCAGGCTCATGCCGACTTGCGTCTCCCAGCCGCGCTTGGCAGCGGCAGGCGCCACTTCAAGTTCTGGCAGTGGCTGGCTAACGCTGGCCATCTTCTCGCCCAAGACCTCACCGTCGCCCCAAGCGATAAAGCCGTGGACAAAACTGAACGGGTTGACCGCCCATGTAGCGTCGTCTTCAACTTCGGTCTGGTCAGCACCGAACACCCAGTGGCCGGTCTTGTCCATCTTGAGGATGACGACACCGGCAGGGCCGACGTCAGTAGAGATTGCGCGCAGGGAGTTGGCGAGGGAAGCGACTGCTGGCAGACCAGCGGATTTGAATACAGTTAACATAATTTACCTTTACATGATTTTAGAAAGGGCAGCAGACAACTGCTGCCCGATTAGCACAACTGCTGGCCGGGGATCGCTCTCCGGTGCAATTGTGTTACCTGAACTAACGGCAACTGTCAAACCGTCCGGCAGCTTTTTCATCAGCTTTTCAGCCGCTGCTGGACTTATCAACTTACTCACCATCACTTCAGATTCTTTCAGGTGTTGGAGCAGCACCACCTTGGCGTCTTCCTCCTTCACCCATGATCTTGTCGCCCGTTTTGGAACCATCTTCCAGCCTGTAACGGGCTTGCCTTTTTTCATCATTTCTTCGGCCAGAGCGCGGAGGTCTTTAATCCACGCTTCCAAGAGGTCTGCATTGTGGAGATACGCGCCTATCTTGTCAACGTCAATCGCGTCGATCTTCAACGCTACAGCGCGGTCAACAGCGCCAGTCATTATTGGGCAGACTGGCTTGGCTGTGCACCAGCGGCAGTGGTCGCCGTGCTTCAGCTTGGCCTCTGGTTGTTCGGCTGCCTTGACGGCCGTTACCAAATCAATTTCAAACTGTTCGATGCGCGCCCGTGTGGTCGTCCAGCGCTTGATCTCTGGCGGCTGGATGATGATCAATTCGATTTCTGTCGCGCCGTCAAACACCCACTGCGCTTCGGGGGTACGCATGGCGGCGGCTGCGTAGAACATCAACTGCTCGTTTTCTTCAGCCGACACGACGACGCCGCTGCCAAACTTCCAGTCAAGAACGATGGCCTTGTTACCAATGCGCCCCACTAGGTCGGTCGAGCCGAACACGCCGGGCAGCAGATCGGCAAAGCCGACGCGCGTCTCGACTTCATACTCCATTGTCTTGTCGGGGTCTACTTGGTCGAGCAACGCCAGCGCAGGCAATAGCTTGCTGTCTAGCAGATCTTGCGTGAAGACTTCGCCTTCGTACTTGCGGCCAATGAATGACTCGGGCGCCAAGTCTTTTTCCAGCACTTCGCTAACGATGTCGTGAAGCAGCGTGCCCTGATCGGCGTGACTGCTGCTGGCTTGCGGCGGCATCTTCTGCACCAGCGCCACACTGCCGGGGCAGTTGATGACGCGCTTGGCACTGCTGCCGCCGACGATGTTTGAGTGTTGCATTTACTGTCCTTTAATTTGTGAGCCTTGATCTTACATCAAAAATAAATTGTTGTGTAAAAGTTTTTTACAGGCATAATTGCGGCCATGAACACAATTTCTATCCCCCGGCTTCAAGAATTGTTTGCTTACAACGCGTGCAACGGCACGTTAGTGTGGAAAGCGCGGCCAAGAACGGCGCGCAATGATCGTGCGGGGTTGCCTGCGGGGCATACCAAAAAGAACGGGTACGTTTTGGTAAACGTAGACGGCAAATCATTTCTTAAGCACCGTATTTGCTGGGCACTATCGCACGGCGATTGGCCTAAAGCGTACATAGATCACATTGACGGCGACCCTAGCAACAATTCTATTGTCAACTTACGCTGCGCTACACCGGCGCAAAACCTTCAAAACACTAAGCATTACTCCAATAACAAGTCGGGTGCAAAAGGCGTTTATTTGCACGCGCACGGAAAATACGAAGCGTTTATAACAAAAGACAAACGACGTGTGTATCTAGGAATGTTTGAAAATTTTGACGACGCCGTAGCCGCACGCGCGAAAGCGCAATCCGAAATTTTTACCCATGAGCGAAAGTATGCTTGAGCGCCAAATCGAGCGTTACCTAGTTGATCGCGTCAAAACGATTGGTGGCAGGGCGTACAAATTCACCAGCCCGGCGCACCGTGGTGTGGCCGACCGCATTGTGTGCCTACCCAACGGCCAGACATGGTTCGTTGAGGTCAAGACCGAAGGCGGCCGGCTGTCGCCCTTGCAGAAAGTCTTTGCATCCGACATGGCGCTCATGCGCCAGAACTATGCGTGCCTGTGGAACAAAGAACAGATTGACGGGTGGCTCAATGAAGTTCGGTAGTGTTTGCAGCGGCATTGAAGCCGCCAGTGTGGCTTGGCATCCATTAGGCTGGAAGGCCGCATGGCTGTCTGAGATTGAGCCGTTCCCATCAGCGGTGCTAAAGCACCACTACCCTGATGTTCCCAACCTTGGCGACATGACCTTGCTGCCTGAGCGCATCCTGTCTGGTGAGGTAGAAGCACCCGACCTGTTCTGTGGTGGCACGCCTTGTCAAGCTTTTTCTGTAGCTGGTCTGCGTAAGTCGCTTGACGATGCGCGCGGAAATCTTTCTTTAACTTTTTGTGAGATAGCAAATGCCATTGACGAAATGCGATCTGTTCAACAGTCCAATCCTTGCATTGTCTTCTGGGAAAACGTCCCCGGCGTTCTTAACACCAAAGACAATGCCTTTGGGTGCTTTTTGGGAGCGCTTGCCGGCGAAGATGACGCGCTCGTCCCATCAGGGGGCCGATGGACTAACGCTGGTTTTATTGATGGCCCCCAAAGAGCAGTTGCGTGGCGAGTCCTTGACGCCCAATATTTCGGAGTGGCCCAACGCCGCCGCCGTGTGTTCGTTGTCGCAAGTGCTAGAGCAGACTTCGATCCCGCAGCGGTTCTTTTTGAGTTCGACGGCGTGCGCAGGGATACTGCGCCGAGCCGAGAAAAGGGGCAAGCAATTGCCCCCACAGTTACAAACGGCGCTCCTTTTAGTCGCACAGGCAACGCCAGAGTAGAAGCGCAGGCAATAATTGCCCCCGCTTTGGCTCAATGCCTTACAACTGGCACGGGCCAACGCTATGACCCAGAAACAGAAACAATTTTGCCCGTATCTACGTTTAGTTGCGGCGGCATTGGCGCGTACACCGAAGATCAAACATCAGCAACATTGCTGAAATCAGGCCAAGACTTGGGGAATGGCTGCGAGGCGTTGACGGTACATCCAGTCATGCAACCCGCGTATGCCATTCAAGGCAACATGATCGGCCGCGCTGACACTGCGGGGCCGCAAGGGTCGGGTATCAGCGAGGATGTTTCCTTTACCTTGACCAAAGCTGACCAACACGCGGTGGCGCAGCCAATTCCAATTAACAGTATGAACGCTTTGCGTGACGCAGACGCTGCTGCCAGCACTGGCTGCGGCATCGGCCAGGCTGGCGAAGCTATGTACACATTGACTAAAGGGCACAGCCATGCTGTGGCGCAGCCGATTGGATGCTTTAAAGGTGGTCAAGGCAGCGCAGCAGGCGGAATCGGCTATGACGAGCATATTTCACCAACCCTTGGCGCGGCGGATAGCGGATCAAACAGAACACCCGCTTTGATGCAGGGTATGCAAGTACGCCGCCTGACCCCAGTCGAGTGCGAACGCCTGCAAGGGTTTCCAGACAACTACACCGACATCAAGGCCAAGGGTAAGCCAACGCCAGACGGGCCGCGCTACAAGGCTTTGGGTAACTCTTGGGCTGTGCCAGTGGTGCGGTGGATTGGCGAAAGGATTGCGCGTGCAACTTAGACCCTACCAAGAGACAGCGGCTGACTTCTTGTTTGAGCGCGACCGCGCCATGATCTTGGCGCCAGTGGGCGCAGGCAAGACAGCCATTACCTTGACGGCTATGCAAGATATGTTGATCGACGCAGGCGTTGTTAAGCGCTTCCTAGTGCTGGCTCCCAAGCGCGTCTGCACTGATGTGTGGCCAGTCGAGCAGCCGATCTGGGCGCCCAGTCTTAAGCTGGCAGTTGCCATCGGCACACCGGCGCAGCGTAAAGCAGCGCTTTACAGTGACGCCCAGATCATCGTCACCAACTACGACAACATTCAGTGGCTGGCAACGCAAGATTTGTCGCACATTGACGGCATTGTCTACGATGAGTTAACCCGGCTAAAGAACCCGTCGGGGGCTAGGTTCAAGGCTCTCAACAAAGTCATCACCAACATTAACATCCGCTGGGGACTGACCGGCTCGTTCACCAGCAACGGCTTAGAAGACGTGTTCGGCCAGTGCAAGATCGTTGACCAGTCGCTGCTAGGGCGCAGCAAGGGCGCGTTCCAGCAGCAGTACTTCATCCTGATCAACAAAGAGTACGGCGACTGGGCGCCGCGCGCTAACGCGCTGCCACAGGTGATGGAGCGCATCAAGCCGGCCACCTACCTATTGGAGCCAGGTGAATACAAAGACAAGCTGCCGCCGCTGCACACGGTCGAGGTGCGCGGCCGGATGGGTATGGCCGACTACAACACCATGAAGAAAGATTTTGTGCTGAACGATGTGGTGGCAGTCAACGCGGCTGTCGTGACGCAGAAGTTGCAGCAGATGGCCAGCGGGTTTCTCTACACCGACGCCGGCCCGGTCTGGCTGTCGGCGCACAAGTTTGATTTGTTAGATGACTTACTTCAAGAGAACCAACGTGCCAACACCATTATCGCCTACACCTACAAAGAAGAACTCGCCGAACTCCAGCGCCGATACCCTAGAGCCGCTACCCTTGACACCCCCAACGCTGTCAACCTGTGGAACGATGGACGAATCGAATTGCTGCTGGTTCATCCAAAATCCGCAGGGCATGGCCTTAACTTGCAGTTTGGAGGCTGCCGGATTGTCTTCCTGTCTCTGCCTTGGTCGCTTGAACTCTACGAGCAGACCATAGGCCGCCTGCACCGCAGCGGTCAGAAGCATGACGTGTGGTGCTACATCCTGCTGACCGATAAAACGATTGATGAAAAAATCTGGGCGGCGCTTCACGACAAGCGTGCGCTGTCAGACATTGCTATGGAGGCTTTGAAATGAAACGAATAGACCTATGGAAGGCCAAGCTGAAGGCAGCCAAGGCCGAGCAAAAGATAAGGGTACGCGACCTTAAGGCGGCGGCGAGGACTGCCTACCGGATACAAATCACTATTGAACAACTGGAGATAAAAATTGACACTCACCTGGCGAAGTCTTAACACCGAACTGCGAACCTTGGATGAGTCTAAGGTGCTGGAGATGCTGACGCATGAGAGGGCGCACGACCGCCGCGTGTCGGTCTTGCAGCGGCTGCACCAGCGCTACAACACACTGCGCGTGTCGCGGGAACGAATCGAATTACTACAAGAGGCAAAACAACCATGATTATCTACACCGAATTTAAGAAGTTATTTAAGCCGCCTACACCGCTGGAATCGGCAGCGACGCAGCTTGTAAGCGCCGAGCATGAGTTACTCAAAGCAGAGACTGGCGTGGAATACGCCTCGTCGATGGTGACGTTCAATAAGAACCAGATCAAGCGTTTGAAAGCGTACATATCGACGGGGGCGGAATGACCAGAATGTGTGACGGCGCTGCCGGTATCCAACCATGTCCTCATCCGCATAACTGCACAGTTAGCTGCCAATTCAATGACGCTGAACTGCCAGAGGTGCATTGGAACGGCATACAGCGCCAGCTAGTATGGGCTACTTGGCTGTTCGTGACGACGATAGTTTTTAGCTTGATGGTTTCTCTTGCGTTTGTGATCGGGAGGTTGATATGAATAGCATTGTGAATAGCAAAGTGAATAAGATGGCGCATGAAGCGGGGCTTTACACCAAGTGCGAAGTTCACAGCGCAGTTCCGTTTGACCAGCTTCTTGAACGCTTTGCCGCCCTTGTCCGTGTTGATGAGCGTGAGGCGTGTGCGAAGGTGTGTGAAGACAGCGTTGAATACGCTGGGGATGAATTGGCAAGGCAAATCCGAGCAAGGGGGAACACATGACCAACGCATTTAACTGGAAGCAGTACACCGACGAAGAACGGCAAGGCAAGAAGGATGACAACAACACGGCGCTAAAACGCAGCGTTGCATCTACCAAGGCTATTGAACGGTCACGATTAGGTACACCTAATTACGGTACAGTTGGCATCGGCGCAAAAACCGCCGTGATGATGGCCCAAAAACCCAAACACTTTAACGTACACAAACTTTGAACTGCCCTATCTGCAACGCATGGAGCACAATAAATGACAGCCGCAACAAACAAACCCACGTTACCCGCCGCCGAGAATGCGCCAACGGGCACACGTTCACAACCGAAGAACGTGTTAACCCAAAGCGAGTTAAAAGCGTGGTGGCCGTTCACCAGGTTAGACCCGCGCCTGATGCCAAAGCCGGAACGTGAGGAATGCCTGCTATGACGCCAACCTTTAGCACTTGGACGCAAGAAAATCTAGCAAAGTTTGCGGATGAATCCTACGCCAAGATATGCGAGCAAAACGAAAGAATTGAGTTTCTTCAGCGTGATGTCAAGGACGCGATAGAAGCCTACCGCGCGCTGTTACGCAAGAGTGCTTAAGCGGGTAGCCTGATCAGTCACCTCTGCAACGCGGCGACCCCAGCCCTTGCCAAACGTATCCCACGTTGGCAGGGCCATTAGAAAGGCCAGCCTCTCAGCGTTGTAGTCAGCAACTAGCTTGCTGCTGTCTACAGTCGTTGCTTTTAACAGCGTCTGCGCCCCAATAGCGCCGTCCTGTGCAACGCCCAGAACCTTTTGCAGCATCTTAGACGCCCTGCCGGGGCCAGAATTTACACAGCAGTCGAACACAGCCAGGTCTACGCCAGAAGGCAGATCATCGCCATGTATCTTGTCCCAGTATTTCTGCTTGTACATTGGGGCTACGATAACTGGGGTAAGCGCACGCATCTCTTGTTCACCAACTGGATGACCTACCCATTCTTCCCAAACACGCTGGGTAACTCCAAGCATAGTCATTCCGCCGGGATCAGACTTATGATTTACGAAGCCTCCCTCGTGCTTGAGCAGGGCGACCATAGCGGGGAGTAGGTTCTCTTTCATTTCTTGGCTTTCATGTCAGCCAGCTTCTCAACGGTGCGGCCACCAAAGTAGGCAAGGAAGATGATTTGCCCCCATTGGCCCAGCAACTGCACATAGCTCTCTTGTGCGTTGTAGCCAAACGCTGACATCATTGTGAACAGAAAGAACGCCACAAAGATAGCAATCAACGCCATCGGGCGTATGTTCTTGGACAACCACGAGTCTGAACCCATGTCAGCTTCCCAGCGGTCAGTGGTGTTCTGCTGCTCAACTTCAAACAACTTGGTGTCGTTCGCCATCTTGGCGAGTTCGCCGTCTTGCGCCAGCTTTGCCAGTTCCATCTGGGCTTTGGCCTTGGCTTCCGGATCAGGAATGAGTTTGTCGATGAGCTTGCCGCCGACTTCAAGGAGTGCTGTGAGGGGGAACATAGTTAGCCTTTCAAGTCAAAACTTAGATTTGCATGGCGGGGATATTGCACGATGCGCTCACCCTCTGGGCATTTGTATTTGATGGTCGCCAGCAAGGTTGCTTTGCCGGGTGCAATCTTTTCTTTTCGCACCATCGTAAGCTGGTATGTAAACGTGTCAATCTCTGCCCCTGCTGGGCCACTGAACTTGCTTGCAGTGGTAGTCACTTCATGCAGCATACCGGCTGCGTCTCTGATGCTTGGGGTAAAGCCCTCCACTGAGCAGTCATCACGCTTCTTTATTCTTGCAACAGTAACAGTGATGGGTTGCCCAGCCTCTGCAACGATCTTGAAATGCTCTGGTGTCCACTGAATAATAGCCCTGTCAAGCCAACCAATTTTGTCGGCAAGCGTGTAACTGCCGCCTAGCGCGGCAATACTGGCGGCAAGTGCGCCAATGGCTTTGGTTAAGTCAAAGCTCATTTTTGAAAGCTACACCGGCCTTGGCACTGCACCACAGCCTCATAGACGAAGTACCCAACAGTCCCCACCAGCGCAAGCGTAACAACGCTGAACAGAACGATTTCAATCACTTCGTCCACTTCAGCTTTTTTGCGTTTGGCTTCTTCGCGTTCACGGCGCTCTGCTTGAATCTGAGCGCTGGTGATGCTGGCGGTACGGGCGACTATCTTCTGCCATACATCCATTTTGTTGGACTGAAAAAACAGCATCTTGACTTCTTCTTCAAACGCCCGGGCTTGTTCAATGGCAAGCTCTAACTCCAGCGCCTGACCCATTGCCGAGCCTTTGAACCCACCGGCCTTGACTACCTTAATTGCTTCAGCTTTAGCCCCAAAGAACTGGCCAAGGCAGGGGCCGAGGCTCTCAAGATTCTGCACGGTCTTCACCGTGGTCTTCACTAGCTTAATTGCAGTATTAACTGCGGCTAACGCCGTGAAGGGATCCAGCATTTCAGCGCTCCCGAAGGTGTTCCAAAGCGGCTGCTAACGCCACTACAACGCCCATGATCCACAGCAGAGGCTTTGCCAGCTTGCCAAGCAACTCCAAGGCAGCAAACGCGCCTTGTGCCGAGTCAAACGCTTTGACGACCGCAGCAGTGTCTGTTGCGATGACATCGACCTTGCCCTCGACAGCCACCAGCCTGTCGTAAATTTCGCGGTGCGTTACATCGTTCATGGCTTAGGAAACTCCTCTTTAACTGCGGTGATTGCTGCTTTCCATGCGTCCATGCCGCCGTGGTATAGCAGATCAAGCTGGTCAGCCATTGATGGGTAGGCTTTGACGCGAAGCGCTTGATAGGTGGGCAGCGCAAGCGCTGGCAGCGCGGCAATTTCTTCTGCTGTCAGGTCAATAACTTGCTGCTCACCAGTAACTACATTGATTTCTATTCGTTGCATGATTAGCCCTCGTACAGGATGTTAATGGAGCCAGCGTCAAAAGCATCTGTTCCATTTTGGGTTGTCACCCTTACTCGGTCTAAAGTTCCTGAAAGTGTTTTTCCGCCGGATAAAAATGAACTAGCTAAAGTTACGTTCCAAAAAGTTCCCGAACCTACCCAGATGTTGCTCCCCATACTTGAAAATATAATTGCCCCGTAAAAAGCATCCCCTGCTGCTCCACCATGAACAATTGGAATCCCTGTAGAGCTTGCTAAACCCCTAGTTGTGTTATTTGTAGTTGATACCAAACCTATACCTGCGTTATACCCCGTAGCTTCTACCCCGCTTGAAGTTCCTAATCTAAATTCGATAACAGAACTTCCGTTGGTAGATACTCCATTCAACATCACAGTAATACGTTTTACCCAGTTGGGAAGGCTAGTAAAGTCAATGCTAGTGCCAGAGGTTGATGCCACTGCTGTGCCAGAAGTAAAAGGCTGGGTAAGCATAGCTGGCGTAACTACGGCGGTACTTGCCGTGGTCACAATAGTCCCGTTGGAATCGGGCAAGTTGATGGTGCGATTAGTGTTTGTAACGGGTGCTAATAAGGTGACTGTGCCGGAACCAGTTGCACCCCCTTGCATTGCAAGATTACTCACACTAGGCTTTCCACAATACTTTTTAACGCAGCTACATTAACCGCCGTGTCAATGGCGGTCTGCATTTCTGCGTACTTGGTGCGGATGGCTGCACGTGCTTCTTCAGCGGCTGCGGCCTCTGATGGGATGGTGGCCTTCACATCCAGCGGTACAAACTCCATAGCCCGGGCAACGCGCCGCGCATCATGCGCTATTGCTTTCGCTTTGTCGATGTTAATTACGATGCCCATGCCCATGCTCCTCTAAATGTACGGTCTGCTGGAACGTCTGCTGTATCCACAATGGCGTACTCAGCGCCATCAGGAATGTCTTTCATGCAGACTTCAATTGACTCGGCGGGAACAATAACGGCAACGCCGCCGTCTGATGTTTTGTAGATGATTCTTTGAGTCATTTGGTTCTTTCAGCGGAAAATGGCTATGCTAATAGGATCAAAATCAAACGCAGTACTCCCGCTGGAGTTGTATGTTCTTATTTTAACGCTCGTTGTTGTGTATGTATCCACCAAGATTTCGCCAGTTCCACCGCCGATTGCACCTGTAGATGCTGTAACAGCGTAGTTTGCATCCGGCATTGCAGTAGTAAAATTGGCCGTGTAATCACCAGTGCCGTTGTCAGTGATGCTTGATACGTTACCAGACCCCCGAATAGCTACAGTGCTAGTGCCATTGAAGTTCACCCATGCGCGGCAAGGGTAGATAGGCGCAGTACCCGATACCGTAGCAAACTGTGCTGAGTTGATGTTGGGTGTGGTAAAAGTGGGGCTGGCAACTGTAGTCGCCAGCGTAGCTGCGCCAGTGATCGTACCTGTACCGTTGATTGTGATGGTCATAAAAGTCCTTTAAGCTGTGCGATACCAAGTGGTATTTGTCAAGCGATAAATGTATTTTGCACCGCCGCCTGCGGCCAATGTTGTAACGGCGGCGACAATACTTTGACCAGTATTACCCAAAACAACCAACGCCGTAATAATTTGCGTTGAACTAAACGTGATCACCATGCCATCAGCAGGCGCAGCAGGCATTGTGATTGTGCCTGCCGCAAGCGTACCAGCTGGGTTGGCGATCAGTGTGGTAGTGCCAGCCGCAAAAGTGTATGTAAAGCCAGTCGTTAAGACTTGGTAGTCATACGACTGCAAGACGCCGCTTGTGCCATCAATTTTTGTTGTCATTTTTAAGTCCCGCTAGTTGACGCAAGCAAATAATATACAGTGCCACCAATATTAATTGCTACTTTGTTGGTTACTGTATTTGTCGTAGACGCAGAAACCGCAGTGCTTACAAGCGCATTACCTGTCGCTTCAGGCATCGTAACCGTGAACGCGCTGGCGGTGGCGGGGGCAATGATCTCAACAGACCCCGCGCTTGCCGAAACTAATTTAACGCCCATGATTGTTCCTTAAACGATTGACCAGACGCTAGTGGCCGGTACGGTCACAGTGATGCTGTTGTTAACCGACACAGGGCCAAACGTACCAGCGTTTTTGTCAGCGGGGATAGTGTAGTTTGCCATCACAATCAAGCTGTTCTCAAAAAACACCGTATCCGTACCGCCACCCGTTGCGCCACCACCCAACGCACCCCAAGCGCCGTTATAGCCCTCAAACTTAGCTGTGGTGCTATTGTAGCGAACCATGCCGTCTTCGGGGGCTGCTGGGCGCTCGCCTGTAGTGCCTACGTTCAAAATAGCCGCGCCAGTGGACTCAAGCGTCAGCAAATCTACAACATTAAGGTTGGTGAAAGTGCCTGCGTTGGGTACGTTGCTGCCGATAGCTGGTGGCGAGGCAAACGAATTAGTGGTTACGGGCACTGACACATAGTCAACCGTAAACAAAGGCACATCAGCGGAAGTTTTCAACTGGTACTTGTACGCGGTCGTATCGGCCAGCCACACGTTAGCTTGCCCCGCCGCGTCCAAAATCACCGGGTTGGTGTTTAGCGTAGCCTCGGTGTTGTCGGTGTACGTTGCGATAGGCGTTGTCGTGCCCGCCGCGTAGGTGTACAGCTTACCGCCCACAAGAGGCAGACCGTCAGTTCCGAAGAACTGTAGCTTGGGGGTAGGGGAAAGTGAGGCCATATTTATCTTCCGATCAAAGCGTTTTGATTTTCGTTTTCGGTTGTAAGCGCGTTACCAGCGCTAACCGCCGTGCCAGTACGAATCGCTTCTGCGGCCTGTTTAGCCAATGCGCCCGTAGTTATCTTACCGGGCGAAGCGTACAGTTTTGAGCCTTGCGTCAACATAGCCGGGTCTGAAATAAGTTTCAGCACGCGAAGCCGTTCAGAACCTGGCAGCGTTTCCAGCAACGCCGTTGCACCTTGCGGCGTCTTCATGGCCTCAGTCAACGTGTTGAGCGTTTTAGCGCCAATCTTGTTTTGCAAAATTGCCAGCGCCTTGTTCGTTGTCGCGGCCACTGCCGTAATGTACGAAGGCAAACGAAACCTAGACATATTTTGCAGCAGCAATTCTTTAAGCGCGTCTTGACCGCCAGCAACTTGTGAAGTTATCTTTGCCTCGCGCAGCACTTTAGCCGCTTGGTCTTGCAGTACGTTGAGCGTAGTCTCGCTAACTTCTTTGGCAATGTCGTAACTGCCGGGGCCAAGAATCTTTTCAACGGCCTCTGGCGTCTCACCCTGCACCAGTTTGACAAACGCATCCTTATTGGTCTTCCACAAATTAAGTGCTTCACCAGTCAATTTGCGTTCAGCAATTTGACGCGATCCTTTGGCGTAGTCAGCCAAGTATTGTTTGTAGCCCACACCGCCGGCCGCTTCAATTGCGTCGTCGATCAAAGGCTTGACTTTGGACAGCACACCGGCCGCAAGGTTACGCTGGGTGGTGGCATCAACGCCCGGTCGCATTTGTTGAATGGCGGCGTTAACAGAGTGTTTACGAATTGCGTCAAGCGCAACCACATCAAGAATACCACCGCTATCCGTCCATTTGGCAATGTCGTCAGCAACATTCTTAACCGCACCCGCAAGCAAATCATTACCCGCAAACTCAGGTTTGTTGGCCACGCCGGCAATGCTTTTTGCCAGCGGCGCGCCTTCCAGCGGTTTGATGCCAACCGACCGCAGCGCGTCCGCCGCGCCTTGCGCGAACCGGGCGCCTTGGCCCAAGTCCAGCGAAGCTGTGGCAGCGCCCGTAGCCCAATCGTCGGCCATCTTAGCCAGATCACCTTTGTAGGTGTACTGCGTAAAACCAACCGGCACGCCTTTTTTAATCAGTTCAAGCCTGCCAGCCGCCTCAGCCAAATTACCGGCTTTAATCAGCCGGCGAACATCCGCGACTTTAGCGGTTGCGTCAGCGCTTAATTGCCCGGCTTGCGCTTCAAACGCGGCTACATCGCTGCCTAAGTTGGCGCGGTTAAGGGCTGCCTCACGCAAAGGTGTAGTGGTTTTGTTAAGCGCGTTCTTAGCCGCTTCTGCTGTAGCGCGGGTTTCGGTAACCGTAGCTCCGCCGGCCAGTTTAGCCAGCGCGTTCAACGACACTTCGCCTTGCGATTGCTCAAGCGCAGCAAGAAACCGAGGGTCACGTTTGCTAACGCGGTCAAGCAGTGCTTGCCAAGTAGGGCTATTGAGATTTGCCGTAGCTTGCGCGGCGGTAACGTCGCCGCTTTGCGAGGCTTTAAGGGCGTTAAGCACTTCTGGCAGATCAGGGCCAAGCGCGTTGCGCGCAATTTCAGCCGCTTTTTGTTTTGGTATTTGGCGCAGATCGGCGACTTTACCCGCTACATAGCCAACACCTTTACCAATGATCGGCGCGGCCACACGGCCGCCAGCTTCGTAGGTTGCGCCTTCAAGAATATTTTTGACTGGCTCAACAACTTGCTCTGCGCCTTGGCGCGGGGCTTTACCCCCGACGTACACATCGGCGAGTTGCATAAGTTCTTTGCCTATGCCGTAGCCCAAGCCAGCCCCAGCAACACCGCCAGCCGCCGTACCTACGGGGCCAGCGCCAAAAGTTCCCGCAGCACCACCAAGCAGGCCGCCGTAAATCGCGCCTGCGCCTTCTACAAGAGGCGCGACATACGGGCGCACGTCTTTATACTTTTGTTGAAGCGGCGTTAACTCAACTGGCGCAGCCCCACGGCCAGCAGGAACGCCGCTACTAGGGGCGAATAGTTCTTTGGCTTTAGCGATGACTTGATCGTCAGCCGCGCCAGACGGGCCTTCAATCTCGCGGATAGCGCCGCTAGGATCGCGTACCTTGTAGATTTGTGTTCCCATTATTTAACCACGCTCCATTCGCCGCTAGCGGCGCCGGGCACTTTTTCTTGCGCTCTTTTAACGCCGGCACGCACAATACCTTGAAATTCCCGCGCCGCCTGAACAAATTCTTGCTCGCTTTGTGCAAGGCTCATGCGGTTAAGCGCTGCTGTGCCTTTTTCACCCTCAATGTTAGTGATAGAACCACCGCCTTTAAGTGTCTCAAACGCCTGCAAAAATGCGCCGCCTTTAACTTGATCAAAACGGGATTGAAAGTCCGAAGCGCTTGTTCCGGGAACAAACCGAGCACCAGGTAAGTACGTTGCGCCGACAGCATCTTGAAATCCGGGATGCGGGGTAGACCCTTTAAGAAGCACGCCTTTTTCATCGCGTTTGCCGATAAGGTCATCAATCTGGCTAAGTGTTTGATTAGCAGTCTCAAGAACTTTTGGCAACAGTTTTTGCGCCAATGCTTGGTCTTTGGCGATAGCCGCACCAGTAGCCGAAGCCTGCGCCATTTGTTGAATAAACGCTGGATCGCCTTTGCGGCGTTGGTCTTCTTGGCGAATAAGAATGTTTTCTTTTTCGCGTGTGTCAAGCAAATTCTGACCGCGCAAAGTTACCCCTTGGCCGGCTTTAGCAGTGGCCGCTGTCATATCCTGACCACGCTCAGTGGTTACGCGCCCCAAACGGGCAGACTCAGCAGTAGACTGTTGACCTAGACGTGCCGTTTGTGCAGTCATGCGATCGGCGCCGGTCGTTCCTAACTCGTCAAAAAATTGTTTTCTTTGCGCGGGGGCCAAACTCAAGATCATTTTTGACCGTTGGTCGGCGTAAGCCTTTGCTTCCGGCGTTGCGTTTGATAGCTGAATATCTTGGTTGTGCGCGATAATATTTTCATCTGACTGATTAATACGCAAATTTGCCAAACGATCGTCAGCGGCTTTGCGTTGCATGACCGCCGTTTCTTCCAGCGCTTTTCCGGTGGTAGCCTTTTTACTCGCCGCTTCAGTTTGCGCTACGTCAAATGCTTGGCCACGCGCGGGGCTAATCCCGTACACTTTTGCGCGGTACTCGGGGTCTTTCAGGTCAAGGCCACGCATAGCGTTGGTTTCTTGAATGTCCCGCTGCACTTCTTGCATCTTAAGCGCGTTCATCTGCTGCGCTTGTTGCGCGCCTTGAATCTGCGCTACTTGGCCGTACTGCGCCAATGGATCAGCAATCTGAAGCGGCCTAACGCCAAGAGAAATATTCGGGTCGAGTGCCATATCTAACCTTTAATACGGGATATCGTAATTGATTGAGCTTGCAGAGGGGACAGTCCCCCCTCCCCCCGGCCCGTATACATTCGACGCGCCGTATTGACTATTTAACTTATTAGTTTGCAAAGCGTCAAGCAACCTGTTGCCTTGGCTGTAGTTCATGTACGAACTAAGGCCGCCGGTTAGCGCGTTGGCTGCGCCTACTTGACCAGCAGCGCTGGCTGCTGCCCCGCCGGTCAAATAATTGCCTACGTTAGCTGCGTTAGCCGCGCCTGCTTGGCCTAGTTGCCCCGCAGTCGTTATTCCTACGCCAGCCAATGATTGCAGTGGCCCTAGCCGCGCCTGACGTTCTGTTTGATAACGGTTAAAAGCGTTTGTGTATTCTTGCGAACCCATGTCTTGCCCAAACCGCGTAGCCGCTTTGAGCGCAGACCCTGAGATCAAACCGCCGCGCGCGGCTGCGGATCTGTCAAGCGCCTTTTGGCCTTCAGACAACCGAAACCCGTAACCAGGATCAGCTTGAAACTGATCCATTCCAAACGGCGTGTAATCGGCGGCTGACTCCAATTTGCCTAGCGCTCGGCCACCAGCTTCCATCCAAGGCATCTGGTCTTGGCGTGTCTGCTGATATTGTTGATTTTGAAGCGCAGCAGCTTCTCTCGCCGCGCCGGCTTGCGTTTCAGCAGCATCTTTAGCCGCCATGCTGCCTAATATCGCGCTGCCTGCTATGGCAGCGGAAACGTATCCCGCCATGTTAATTCTCCTTACTTTGCATTTTACGGGCTACAACATCACAGATGCCGTAGGTAAATTTACCTGTCGTAAAAATATGCGCTTCCGCGTCATTTACGTTGCCCGTATCTAACCCAATTTGGTACAAAAAAGCGCGGTACGCAATTTTTGCTTTTTGTTCATCTGTTCTGCTATCGGCCATCCCGCAAGCGGGGACTACATACAGTCGGTCTTCTAACGTGGTCATGTCTTCGCAGTTATCTAAGTTGGCATAAATATCTGTCCAAACCACTTCATCTTCAAACACACGCCCGGCGCGTTGCATACCCGCTGGCGCTTCAAATTCGCAAGGGCCGGTAAGCACTTTTACGCCGTCTTCAGTGTTGACCGCAATCTTGCCTTTGTCAAGCCGTACTTTATACGCTGTCTTGTGCGCCGCACCCGTCAAAACAGTCCACGGTGGGATAGTGATGGTGCGCTCGTACACGCCGTCAAGAAATGTGTGCTTGGTAACAATATCCGCTTGCGGTAGCTTTAGCAACTCATCTTGCAACGCCAGCACTTTATCCGGCGTAATATTCGCAAGATCAAAAGTATTGCTACAAGCTAGTTGCATCACGTCACCTCACGACCAGACACGCGCATATTGATAGCGCTTGCTGTGCCAGCAATGGTTGAGATGAACGCAGCGTTTGGCAAAATTTGACCTACCAGTTCTGGAAATGTGTACACCTCAGACGCATTCAGTGTTTTAGCTTTGGTTATCAGGTTCTGATTACCAGTAGTGTCTGAGCCTGTGACCAAGTTTACACTGATTGTAGCCGCGCTACTACTGATGTTTGTGGCCGTAAATTTGTCAATAATTACGGCAGTGGCGTTGGTGGGCACTGTGTACTGGGTAGTCTGGGTGTTTTCTACCAGCTTTGCTGGCACTAAATTTCGGGCAGTAACTGTCATGTGTGTTCCTTAAACAATAGCCCACGATGAACCTGTTGGCACAGTGACCGAAACGCCGGACGAAACCGAAATTGGCCCCGATGACATACCGTTGTTGCCAGTTCCAATCGTGTAGTTAGCTGTAATTGAGGCGCTATTTTCCCATAGCCCCAGCGATGTAATGTTGCTGCTACCACCGCCGGGCGCAGCCCACTTAACCCCAGATGCGGCAGCAGCGTCTGCCGTCAACACATAGGTGTCTGTGCCTACAGCTAGTCGGATGTTGCCCGTGCCATTGCGAACAATCAGATCGCCTTTGGTAGTGGTCGGCGCTAGGGCGTCAAACGCTGCGGTAGCCGTTGTCTGGCCTGTGCCGCCATTGGCAATAGCAACCGTGCCTGTGACGTTGGATGCCGTACCAGTGGTATTTTGGTTGAGCGTAGGGATGTCGGCAGCAACAACTGCTCGGAAGGTTGGTACACCGGCTGTACCGTTGGGTGCTGCCAAAAAGTAATTGGCAGTCTTAGATGCGTAAGGGTTAAGCGTGTCGCCGTAGCCAGCGGTAAGACTAATCGCAGGCGTTGCCCCGCCGCTAGATGCGACAGGTGAAGTGCCGGTGACTGATGTGACGGGTGCAGTGCCGCTAGATGCCGCCGTGACAAGTCCTTTGGCGTTTACAGTGACGCTTGCGTTTGTAAATGCACCAACATTTGAGTTGACTGTTGCCAGCGTGCCAGCAGCAGTGACGTTTGTAGACCCGTCAAACGATGGGCTGGTGTAGGCCAGATCGCCCGTTATGGCAATGGTTCGACCTGTGGTCAGTGTCGCTGCGCTGCCAGTGGTGTTCTGGTTCAACGTTGGAAAGTCTGCCGCAACAGCAATTGACAACGCGCCTGTAGTTGTGGTGGATTTCAGGATACCAGTAGCCAACGCTGATGTACCGGCAGAATAGTCTGTGCCTGCTGTAGCGGCAGACAAAGCCGTACCATTGCCTTTAAGCACGCCGGTAATGCTGGTCGATAACGTCAGCGCGGGAGTTGCGCCGCCGCTTGATGTACCAGCAAAACCGTTGGCCGATACAACAGATACAGACGTGACTGTGCCTTGTGGATTGGCGGCTGTAGTGATTGTAGTCACGCGGCCATAGGTATCCACCGTAATGACCGGAATTAACAGCGCCGAGCCGTAAGTGTTTGGCGTGACAATGCCACTAGCCAAGTCAATGACCGGCGTTGTGCCGCCAGTACTGGTTATATTGCCAGTAGTTCCGCTGACTGATGTGACCGTGCCGCTGCCAGTGCCTGCACCAATAGCTGTGCGAAAGGTCGCTGCGTCGAGCGTGGATACTGTGTTATCCGCGTTGATGCGAACAAAGGTAATCGCGCTAGGGTTAGGCAGTGTGAAGAAATTACCGCCAGCAGTCGTAGCGCCCAGCGATGTACGGCCAGTGGCTGCAACCAGATTGGTTGCGCCGCCGTCCCATTGCAGCCGTTCAGCATACGCGGTGTCCCATTGCGTTTGCTTGGCCGTTGTAGGAATAGCGTACCCAGCACTGTAGGTAACTGCAAACGTGCCGCTGGTCGTAACAGGTGAGCCTGTAACACTTAACCCCGTTGGTACGGACATTCCTACAGATGTCACCGTACCGGCGCCGCCTCCACCGCTGCTGGTGCTCGCTTCTGCTGGCGGTGGGCCTAATTGAACATCATCCAGCGATATTTGATTGCCGCCGGCGCCTGCAAGATTAAACAAATTTAAAAAGAACCGATACCACTCACGCGAAATCATCCCCGTGCGAGCGTCAATTATTTCAACCCTTGCCGAGGGGATGTTGGTGATATTTAACTGATCAGGCATTGGTAGGGGTCACATCAAGTTTAGCGCCCATGATGGCAATTTTTACTGGGTCTGTGCCTGATATTTCGTACACGCGGTCGCGCAGCTTTAACGTCATGCCCAACCGACGCCAGATGACGCGCTTAAAATACTGACCGATTTTGCCAATAGACTGCCAGTATTCATTCGACCAAGTGTGACCACCATCGTCTGACCACCGCAGCATAATTTGAGGGTCATCGCCTTGGCCGGTATTGATGCCGACACCGGCCTCGCAATCAATTTGCAGTGTGTGCTGCGCTGACCGTTTTAAATTGTTTTGGCCGGTAGGAAGGGCACGCCACGACCGCAGCCATTTTTGAATATCGCCGTTGTCAGCGTACTCGTCCAAGTTAAATGCGTAAATGTTGCCGTTCTCAAAGTCGCCGACAATAATTTGATTGTCGTAAACAGCTTGGCAGTTAGACCGATGGCGCACAAAATCGCCGTTGTCCCAGCCTGCGCGTTCATGCCACGCTTGCGTCGCCACATCGTAGACCCAAGTGGTTTGCGCGGTCGGGAAAATCAAGACGTAAAAAGCATGACCGTCTTGCTGATATGTGTAGCCAATGGCGTCAGATAAATTTGTGTATTGCTGGATTTGCCACTCAATGGCGTGCGTAGAGACACGAACGCCAGTATAGCCGTTGGCTCGGTAGACAATACCGCGCCCACGGGCGTCAGAACCAAGCCAAAACAGGCCGTTATCAAGTTTAGCGACCGAGTAGGGGGCGGCGCAACCAATCTCGTTAAAAGCGCCCTGAATGCGTTGCAGCGGAAAGTCAGGCAATCCAGCGTCGTACCAGACTTCAATAGAATTAGCGCCAAATAGCCACGCTTCGCGGTGGTCAACAATCAGCGACACCAAACCATCTGGGTCGCCTTCAGCGCTGGCAAAATCCAACGGGTCAACAGACAGACCATCTAGCAGTGAAGTCACCCACACGCGAGAACTGTCCGGCTCGTTAAAAACAAAGTAACCGTCAAGATAGCTGACTTTGACCGCGCCGGGGAAATCAGGGTCGGTAATCTGGGCAAAAACTTCGGTGATCGCGTTGTAAATGTACCCGTCTGGGTTGCACGCGATAAAAAGTTGAGTGCCGTTATCTGACATCGACACGGGGCCAGTGCCAGTAACCGTGCCTAGAGGTTTAATTTTCCAGCGGGTAGTGTCGCCAATTACGTTAAGCCGGTACACCGTGTCACCAGAAACAGCGTACAAGTACTCTTTTAACACCCACAACCCGCGAACAGGGCCGACGCCTGCCGCGACTAAGCGCTGGAGGCCGGGGCAACGCGACAGAAAAGCAGCCGTTTTACCGCCCTCCGGCACTATCTCTGGGTACATATTCACCATGCGGTTATCAGCCGCATTGACGCTTCGGGCTACATAACTGGAGCCAAGAATTGGCGATTCCATTAGTAGTTACCGGCGTAGACGTTAAAGCGTTGGCGAGTCGCCACAATAGCGTATGGCATTGACATCACGTCATCAGGGTTGTTGATGCGTTTGAGGTTGCGTTTGCTGGTCATCGCAATGCGCTGCACCTGTGGGCTTGGCTCAACGCCGTACTCTGGCGCAATTTCCATCGCCAAGTTGTACTTAAATGCACGCAGATAGCCCGGCGGAAAAGCCAAGCTAGTGACTAATGTAGCAGGCTGTGTTAACTCCTGAACCGAAACAAAATGCCATTCCAAGTCCCGTGTAGGACGCGGGTAGACCGTCATCGTAACGTCAGGATAGGTGTTATTGACAAAAATGACTTGCGGGTAGGTGCTGGTCACAGTCTTAACCGCAATGCCGTTGTATTGCTGCTGGTTAATAAACTTTATGCCAAAAGACACGTTTGTGCCCGGATCACGGTAGTAGGTGGCCTCATCCAACAAGACAGGACGCAAGCCTACAAAGTTACCCGACGGGCCAAGCGTGCGTGTGATCTGACCCGCAGGCCAAGTAAAGGTTTGGTCTTGCGTGCTAAAAACCGACAGACGCTCAGTGTTCCAAGAGTCAATCATCTGATTGAGCGACCCAATTGCGTCTTGCGACATAGCCGCAGATGGCGTTTCGCCTTCAGCCAGCACACCTAGCAGGCGTAACGCGCCGTTTATCTGATCGCCAGCAGTGGTTGCCATCTCAAACTCCTTCGGTTACGGCCCGTCGTGTGTACTTGCGCTTGATTTCCAATGCGTTTACGGGGGCTATTTCTTCTTCCTCAACGACGCAAGGTGTGTCGAGATTGTAGCGTGTCCAGCCATTTTTTTCATCAAATTCGGCTTCAAGCTCCATTGTGGCAACTTTACGGCCGTGGTCAGGATGCTCAAGATAAATCATTGCCATCAGTGTTTTCCTGTTTCAATTGCTCAAGCCAATACCCGCAGTCTTGTAACGCACCGAGCGTTGCGTCCAAATCGGAACGCAAACGCTCGGCTTGTTTTTGCAGACTTTGCACCCGATCCATAATCACTTCACGGGTGATCATCTTTAGGCAGCAATAGCAGCAGTCACATACAGCGGCAGATAGCGAATGCCATCAGGTGTAATGACTTTAAGCGCTTGAACTGGGCGGATTGTTGCACCAGATGTCGTGTCTTGCAGGAGCTTACCCGAACCCTTAGTCACGCCAGCCAGATTGAACAAAGTGCCGCTTGTGTCAAATGTTGCTTTGTCAGCGCCATAAGAACTTAAGTAGAGGAACGATGTGTTCGTGCCAGTAACAGCGCCGCTAGGCATACCGACTTCAGCTTCAATTGCGGCGTAGGTTCCTTGTGTGCAACCAGCAGACATCACAATTTCGCCAACAGTACCAGAAGCCAGACCAGTTACGCGGCCACTTGCGCCAAATGCCAAGTAGCCGTACAGGCCGTTAGCGTAAGCACCCAATGCGACGTTTGCTGCTAATTGTGACTTGCTTGCCCAGCCAACAGCGCCAGCACCCGTAAGGGTAAGCGTAGTGGTGGATGCCGCAGCATCGCTGCTGCCAGTTGTTGCGTTTGTTACAGCAATGTTAGACACTGCGGTAGACGTTACCGTACCCGTAATAACCGAATTGTTGATAGTTGCGCCGTCCAAATACGGGTCTTCGTATGCAACGCCAACAGGTTTTGTATTTGCCATGATGTTCCTTTAAAAAACAGGGGCCGAAGCCCCCGTTAGGTTTAAGCAATACGGTACGCAGTCCAAGTGCCGTCGCCGGTTTTACGGGCGCGGAACTGAGCAGATGTATTAACAGCAACCGCAGCAACACCAACAAGTGTCCAGCCAGTACCCGCCGCCAAAGTGACTGACTCAGAACCGGAAGCATCAATATTGATGATGATGAAGTCAAGAGAAGCGTTGACTTTTGATGCAGCCGTGATGTCGGCTTCTACCAATGCCACGGTGGGCAAAGTCAGATTACCGGCAGCGCCGTTGAACACAAACAAGCCATTAGACAGTTCAGCAGCCGTCATTGTTGCGGCAGCAGCCACAGCAGTGGGCGCGCCTTGAACCGACAGAACAGCTTCACCGATATTGCCGTCACCAAGCTGGTAGCCACCAGCGCCATTAGGGAGTGCCATGATAATTTCCTTAAAAAAGATTTAAAAAACGCCCCCGAAGGGGCATTCGGTTTAGCCCCAGATGCGGCAAGCCATTTGTGGACGGATGGTACTGAAACCATACAGAACGTCGATACGGCAAGGCATACGGTCGTTGTTGATGTCGTACTGACGAACAACACGCAGGCTGATACCGTTATGAACGGCACGCGCAGCCATGTCAACGCCTTGTGGCAGCAACAAGTCAGCAGTAGCGAACGTGATGGCATCCTTGTGGTAAACCAAGTTTTGAGCGTAAGCAGTAGAAGCAGCGCCAACGAAGGTCACAACGCCGCCAGTTGCAGGCAACACATCCATAGTAGCCAGCGCATGATTGGCCGAGTACATGGCCGCAACAGTCACAGTCCATGTGCCGGACGAAGCAGTGGCATCAGCCAAGGCAACGAACTGGAACAACGAACCAGTGGTTTCACGGGTTTGTGGGTTGACAGCATTAGAGCCGCTGATTGTGAACACGTCACCAGCTTTGATGGTCGTAGACACAGAGCCTTGTTCCAACAGAATGCTTGACGCACCTTCGGAAGTAACGCCCGGGGTTTTAACCAAGGTAGAAGCAGTGGCGCTACGCGAGCCGGTAGTGTGCTGCTTGATCGACTGGCTCATGTTGACTTCTTCGTAGCCCAACACGCCCGTGCCCATCATGCCGTTGCGAAACTGCTTGCTGATCGTGTCTGTTGGATTGAACAGACCTTTCATACCTTCAACCAGACCAGCGTTAGCGGCAGGGTTGACAGTAGCGTAACGTGGCGACATAGTAGCTGCGTTTTCGTTCAGCTTCTGCTGGGCTTGCAGCAGCACCAAAGAAGTCGAAGGAGTCGTGCCCGGCGTGCCAACGGTGTTACCGATGGTTTTGTAGGCGTTAGCAACGTCAGCATCAATGCTGGAAGCCAGTTGAGAAATACGCGGCTTAAGCACACGCTCTGCGAAGTCATCCAATTGCATGGTCAGTTCAGCAGATGTGAAGTTGACACCGATGTGTTTTTGGTTGGCGACGGTCAAGGTCGTGAACTGCTCGTTGTCGTCCTGAACTTGCAGGGCAGCGCCGTCAGTAACCAACGCACGATCCGGCAGGCGGATACGCAGGGTGGAACCAATTTTAGCGCCTTCAACAGCAAAGCTGTCGTCGTACTGACGGTTCACGTTACGGGTAAGAACCAAGTTATTTTCGAGAATTTCAAGCGCTTTGCGCGTGATCATGTCGATGGTGAGAATGCTGTTTGACATTTGAATAAGTCCTAAAAAAAGTTAGCGGTTACGTTGCGATTCATACTTCTTCATCTGCCGGGCGCGTTCCGCTTCAATCCACTGGCTGGTCGTCATGGTCTTGATAGACCGTGGATCAGTAGTGTCGTGCGACGGCGATCCAGAGGATCGTGCGTTAACAGGTGAAATAGGCTGAGGCGCTGACGTAGTTCTTTTGACCGGTGGATCTGCGGTTAATTTAGCCTCAATCTTCCCGATCTCTTTTGCCTGACTGAGTGGCGTCATGCGTGAGATACGATCCGCGTCCTTGGGGTTAGAGCCGAGATAGTAAGCTAACTCAGGCCCAATGTCCGAAGACTGGATTGCTTCGGCCATCACGTTCGTGACTGACAGTTTTGGGTTGTAGGCGACTTGTTCAAAGTCATCGTACTTGTCCCGCGCTGCTTCCTCAAGGTCGTGATAGCTTTCAAGAACTTGCGAGTGCTGCTTTGCTGCTTCACGCTTGGCGATCAGTTCTTCCGCCTTTTGAAGTGTCAATGCTTCCGCATACGCTTCATTGGTATCAAACTGGTCAGCGCTAGCTAACGGTGCTGCCCTCAACGTCTGTTGTTCAGACTGACGTTGTACTTGCTCTCGTTCCCACTTACGTTGCTCTCTTGCGAGGCGTTTTCCAATAGCTGCGTCAAGTTCCTCTTGCGAGAATGATTTGGCTCCAACTACTTCCGGCGTTTCTACTACAGTTTCAGGCGCAGCCGTTGCTTCCTGTTCTGGCACGGGTGTAACCGCTAGGTTTTCGACTTCTTCAGTCATGTTTCTGAATCCTTAGATTCCTCGGTGAACCTCACCGATACGGTTTTGGTAAATGTACCAGATTAATCGTAGGCAACGGTAAACGCCGCAGACGAACCACCAAGCACAATGTACAAACCTTTGTTAAAAAACAACCCGGCGGGGATGTTTAAATAAGTTGTACCAGCGGCTACGCTGATTGTGTCGGAAATTTTAGGGTCGTCAGTGCTTTTGGCGCCAGAGTCATAGATCGTCAAAGTACCGCTTGAAGAAGCGGAAACAAAAATCCCGTAGAGCTTGCCAGCACCAACTTTAACTTGGGTTGTTGCAGCAGCTTGTGTGTAATTAGCCATGATGTTTCCTTATGCCAAAAAGCGAAGTTTGTAAAGCGTGCGAAGATAAATTTCAACAATATTATCTATCAACTGTTGCAGCGACGAATCTGATTTATCAACAACTTCGTACCGGCAATCTTCGATCTGTTTTAGCGAGTCTTCCAAAAACTCAATGACATTGCTGGTTTTCTTTGCCGAGTGCAAATTGATTGGGCCAATCAAACCGTGACGGCCTTGGTAGGCTTCGGCAAAATCATCCGCCGCACCAATGATGCGATCATAGAAAATGTTAAGCGCAACGTGTTTGGAGTAACTCCGGGTGTTCAAATGAACACTGTGCGTTACATCACGGGCTAGGAACAGAATCCCTATAAATTCAGCGCATTTCATTGTGGCATTCCTTGTGGTGGCATTTCTTCTTGCGTCATTTCCATAGGCATGGATTCTTCACGCATCTCAGGCATCTGGTTCATCGTGTTTTGTGACTCCATTGCCGCAGCAACTACGCCCATAGCAATATCCTGAATCTGCTGCTCACTCATGCCGGCTTGCACAGCAGAAATCCGCTGCGTTTCGGCCTGATATGCCTTGATTTCAGTTTCGTAATCCTTGCGTTTCATGTCTTGCGCTTCGATGGACTTACCAACATTGGTAATCATCTGGTGCATCTGCTCCATCTCTTGACCCATCGCTTGCATCTGTTGCTGCGCGGCTTGCAGTTCTGGATTGTCCTCGCCATCGCTCATCAACTTCGGATCAATGGTCTTGGCAAAGCGTTTGGCCATCTCTTGCGCGCCTGGCCAATCCATGTTCTTGACAAACAAATCGCCAGCCACTGCCCACAACTGTGGGTTGCCTTGCAGCAACTGAGCCATTGCTTCCAGTGCCTCTTGACGCTTGGTCGCGTAGCCCGGGCCAGTCGTAGCCACCACGTCATAAGTGCCGACACCCGGGTTGTAAATCTTCTCAATGACAATGCCGTTTTCGTCTTGAATCTTGTTGACTGATTCCATCTGGTCAGGGTTAATCTTGACCATTTTCGTTTCGCCGTCTTCGCCAATAATTCGTGCGATGCGCTGCGTGTCGTAAATCTTGGGAATCATGTCAACTAACTGCCGGGCAAGGTGGCGGATACCACGGGCTAAGTTGTCGCCGTAATGGTATGTGCCCACATCGCCCTCGCGCTGGCGCGCAAGAATGGCTTTTCCTGAACGCTCATTGCTACCCATGCCCAAAGATGCGTTGTATTGCCCGGTTGTGGACTTAATGTCTTCAGCAGCGCCTGATTTGGCTTGCAAGAGGCCGCTAGAGGCCATTGGAGGCTGTGCCCTAGCCGGTAGTGGCAAAACAGCGCCTTGGCCGTCTGTAACGTCTGGATTGACCTCCAAATAAGGCCAGTTGTTTGTATTAGCGGTCTTCCACTTGTCTTCGTAGCCCTCAAACTGGCCGCCGTAGCCAATAAACGGGGCTTTTGGCGCCAGAGCCAGCATCTCAGCTTCTTGAGACACCCAGTAGTTGTACATCCGCTGCGCGTCCTTGGCGTTACGCACCAAGCCCGACACATACAGACGGCCATCAACCTCAAATTCGTTGCCGACAATGCGGATAACGGGGATGTACTTGCCAACCCAATCGCGTTCCTCAAGAATTTCGTAGCCGTTAATTTTGCAGTACTTGACCTTTTGGCGGTCAGCTTCGCGGCTTTTCTTAGGCTTGCCGTAGATAGCTTTTAACTGTTTATCTTGCGGAGTACCGTCAAAAGCGGTGATATTACCGGGATACAGGTTTAGCGTAGCCGGGTCGTAATCAATGTAGTAGTAGTCGGCAATGCGAATCGTGTCTTCGTTAAGCCAGTTGGAGATAGATTGGTCGCCAACACCCAGCGATTGCAGCGTAGACACGGGCGATGCGTCCGGGTACATACGCTCGTACTCGTCTTTTGTCAGGTCTTCAGTGATAAAACAATATTTGGCGTCTGCGCCAGTCGGGTCTTGGATCATTGGATCCATGTAGACGCTAAAACTGTTGCGAATACGCCCAATTTTGATGTCTTGATCGAACGTGTCGTCGTTGCAGTACTCAGTGAGCAGGCGAAAATATCCCTCCCCGTAAGCCACTTGGTTTTCGCAGGCCGTGTCGTAGGCCACATCAGCATCTGATCGGTACTCAATGTGCCGAATCATCCCGTTAAAGATCTCTGCAATCTCAACGTCAGCGTTATCGTCAACGGGAATGACTTTTGCACCCGGACGGTTCTGCCGCTGGTCGTTAGTCACTTGACGAACGTGCTGTGGCAGCTTGTTAATTGTCAAGCATGGCCGAGCGTTAATCGTCTGGCCTTGCACAGCACCGCGAGTCGCCAGCACATCTGACGGCCACTGCCAATGGTTGTCTGGCGAGCCTGCGTAGAATTTCAGGTCATCAATTTCATCTTCCCGGCTGTCAGACAGCGCTGACATGGCAAGATCAAGACGGGAACGCGCTGTAGCGAGTACGCTGGACTCGCTCTTAGCTTTCCTGCCGCCATTGGCGACATTGCCTGCCGCTACGATGCCTGTTGGATCTGCCATTATTTTTTCTTCATTGGTTTAGCGGCCTCGCGCTTGACTGAATACGCAATCGCCACTGCCTGCTTGATAGGCTTACCCGCTGCAACTTCAGCTTTGACATTTTTGCGAAAGGCTTCGGGTGACTTTGACTTAACGAGTGGCATGATAACCCCTATGCAGGCAAAACATGAAGAATAGCAAAATTGATCTTGAGCGTGTCTGTGTAGGCGTTGCTCGACATATTGCTCAAATTGATAGTAAACGCGCCATCTGTCACAGTCACCACCGCAATCGAATACGCAAAAGTAGCCGTAGCGCCAGATGCAATATTTACGATTACTGTATCCAACGCAGAAACTTGGCTGTTGGTGACAATAAACGCAACATCTGCACTGGGGGCCATCTGTGCGTTGGTTGTCGTAATAGTCCCAGCGGTCTTGTTTAGCGTAACACCAGTGGCTTTATTGTTTTGCTGGGTGACTGTGCCGTAACCCGCGTTGGCGTAGCCAAGTTGCGAAGTAGCGTAAACCACCGTAGCATTAAC